CCTTGTAGAACGCCTGCTCGCTGTAATCGCCCTTGTGCGACTTGGTAGCGAGCGTGATGGCACCCTGCGAAGCCTGGTTGAACGCGTTACCGTTCTGGGTCAGGGTTTCGACGATGCCGGACTGAACTACTCCTGATAAACCTTGAATGCACTTGCGAGGCCTGCGGCCATGATGGGTTACTCCTGATTGGTCAATTGAATGGGAGCGCTTCGTATGCAGCGCGCCCGTGTTTTTCGATGTATTCGGCCTTTTCGCGCGGCGACCATTGCGACCGGGGTTTGCCCGATCCAGAACCGCCGCCGCCCTTGGGGCCGCCACCGCTACCGCTTCCCGAGGCTCCCGCTGGGAACCAATGGGGCGCCGTCTCGCGCATGGATTCGAGCCATTCGAGCGGGTTGTACGGCGTCTTGCCGTCCTTCCCGATCACAACGGTTCCTTCGGCGTCGCGCTGTACCGCTTGGCCGTTTTCATCCAGTGCGAACATGGCACGCCCACGGAAAAGCGCGTCATCAATGGCGTGTTGATGCAAACCGGCTTTCGCTGCGGCTGCACGAATGGCGTCGTCGAGTACACGGGACTCGTAGGCTTGCGCGCGTTTCTTGGCGGCTTCCGCCGCGTCCTGCGCTGCCTTCAACTGCTTTTGGGCTTCCGCGATGGCCTTCTCGGCCTTCTTGTTCACGAGTTCATCGATGTTGCCAGCGCCTTTCAGCTTGGCCTCTTCGAGTTCCTCGTGCGCCTTCAACAGTTCCGTGTACCTCTCCGGGTCGATGTCCTTGTAGCGCTCCAGGTCCCGCTTCCGTGCCTGCTCCGCATCACGCGCAGCCTTGCGTTCCTTTTCGAGCGCGGATTTCAGGCCGCCCACGTCAGGAATGTCGGCATCCAGCCGATACTTGTCGCCGTCCTACACGTACAAAGCCTTGACCGCTTCGTCCAGTCCTTCCAGTGAATCCAGTTCGATCTTCAGTGCCATTGCTAAAGGCCTCTCGCCTCGGTTGCGCGGCATCACGCCGCAAGAAAAAACCGCCTCGCGGCGGCCTGGTGAATCGTGCCCGTCTCGGGCGTTATGAAATCGCGGCGGCTGGACTTGAACCAGCTTCGCCTTACGGCTACCGCCTGTCTGGCTGCGTTTCCTGCTTGTGCAGCGCCGCGATACTGGCGGAAGGTGGAGGAGTCGAACCCCCATCGTTTCCGATGCCACGGTTTTCGAGACCGATTGCCAGCCAACCCAGCAGCACCTTCCATATCTGGCGGAAGGGACTGGAATCGAACCAGCGCAGCGCGTTAGCGCTATCTCGGCTTAGCAAGCCGGTGCATTACCTCTCTGCCACCCTTCCTTTGTTTGATTGGCTTCGGGATGACATAAGAATTGCCTTCAATGGTGCCGCGCGATGGAATCGAACCACCGGCCTACTGCTTACGAGGCAGTTGCTCTACCAATTGAGCTAGCGCGGCGAATGGAAGCGGGCGCGGGAATCGAACCCGCGTGGCATCGGCTTATGAGGCCGTGTCGCGCCCTGCGCAACCCGCTATTGAATTGGCCGTTCGTGGCGGATTTGCACCGCCGCAACAACGGGCACTCAACCCGCCGTCTGGTACTGTCGCGCCCGTGAGTCAAGCGCCGTACTCGCCGGAGCCATAAAGGCCCCCGCTCTGCTACTGAGCTACCGAACGAAATTATGCAACCGGCTTGCCACAGTGAGCGCATACCCACTGCTTCACGGCACCCGGTCCCTTGATTACGTTGCCCTTGTCGTCGCGTACCAGCCCCGTCACCGCCTGCACGAATGTTCGTGACTGCACGCGGCACGTACACACGACAATCGTGCGCGGCTTGGGCGCGGGCTTCGTTCCGTCGATGATGCGGAGATTGGTCAATGACCCGCCTTGCGGCACGCTTGGTGTTGCTTACGGAGTGCCGCAAGCTCGGCTTCGGCGCGTTCAGCGCGTTTGCGAAATGAATCAATGGCGCATTGGGCCGCATAGCGCTCGGTATGCATCACGTCATAAATCTGCCGACGCAAGAGAGCGATTTCGCGCGAATCATCATTCATGACAGTCCAGCCTTGGCGAATGCGGCAGCGTCCAGTTTGCGAAGCTCGTCAAGAGTGTAAAGCGTTCCCTTGTCGTTCGAGAATTGCGCCAGCTTCAATCCACCTTTCTTGTACAATCGCGCCCGGATCGGCCCAAGGATTTCCTCGACCCTTTCCATCGGTTGCTTCGCCAGCCATTCGGCGTAGTTCATTTCTGCCGGAACCGCGCCGTCCATGCTAGCGCGTGTCGCGGGCGACGGGTCTTTCAGGCCCAGCTCGCGCCACGATTTTAGCACCGGAACCGATACGCTGCGGCAGTTGAAGTGAAGCTGGCCCGGTCCCGCGCCCCAAGGCGGACCGCCGTCCAAGGGCTTGTGCTTGTCCGTGCTGTAGGTATGCCCATCCCTCACGCGGCACTGTTGCGTTGTTTTTTGGTCAAGCACGGCGACCCAAGCCAGTGCGCGTACGATATCGGCGTTGGCCTGCACCACCTGTTCCCGTGCATACGCCGCCGTGTGCGAGATGGCCGAGCGAACAATCGTCTCCAGGTCCGCCCGTGGCCGTTCCAGCAGCCCATCGGCATAGCCATTGGCCCGCGTGCCGCGTATCGTGCGGACGATCTGCTCCGTCGTGTTGCCGTTGACGATGCCGATCCGTACCGCGTCCCGAATCTTGGCTGCCCGTGCCGTCTCAAGATCGGCCAGCCATTCCCGCAGCAAGCGACCCTGAAACGGCCTCGCCATCGCCGCTGCATTGACCTGCGCGGGACTGACGCCTTGCAAGTCCACCACAGCCCTTGCACCACCCGGCAAGGCAAGCCGGATGATGCCAAGCTCCTTGCCAACCGTGTAGGCCGTGAACTCGGCCAGGTGCGCCGTGAGCGTCGCGCCGACCTGCCGGTAAGCCTCGGCGTTGATCGCGCGAACCTGTTGCAGCACGACGTCGATATGGTCGATCGTGGCCTGCGGGGCGTTCCGCGCAATCGCCGCATCAAGCTCGGCGGTCAGTTGTGCATCCGCGCGGTTCAGTAGCGCGATAAGGTTGCGGACCTGTCCATTGCTATAGCGGTGCAGTTGGATCGCGTAGTTAACCGCTTCGTCGTGCAGGGTTTCATTGGCCGTTGCCATTCAGGCCGCCCGCATTGTTGTCAAGGTTGCTCGGATCGCCCGGTCCGCCAAGCGTGCCCAGTTGTGGCCCCTGCTCCTGCCGCCGCGCCTGTTCCTGTTCCCAGTCAATCGTGTCGGCAACCGTCCCGCGGCGCTGCAACTCTTCATAGTACGTTTGATCCGAGAGCTTGCCGGCCACAGTGGAGTTGAGCAATACCGTCTCATCCTGCGCGTTCGTCAGGTCAACGCCAAAGTCCTTGAACACTTCGACCGTGCCGCCATTGGGAGCTTTGATCCATTGCGCCCATTCGTACAGGGCAAGGTTCAGCGCATCCTCAAGCGATTGCGCCATTGCGCCCAGCTTGGATTGCGAACGGCTGTCCAGAATCGACGCTTGTGTCGCCGCCATCTTGCCGACGTTCAGCGAGATCAGGTCCGCCCCGATCTGGCGCATGCGTTCCTCGATGTCCAACAGGTCTTGGCGGCCTGCCGAGATCGCTGCGCCCTTGGTTTCGACAAACTCGGCTTTGGAATTCGTCGGCAAGCGCAGCGCGCGGCTCGCGCCAACCTGAAGGCTGAAGTCCTCATCGTCTGACGTTACCGTCAACAACGGCACGCGCGCGACGTGCAGGATGTTCCGTTGATCGCTGGACGATTGCCAGTGCTCCACGTTCAACTCGGCCAAGTCGATCAGCGGCGGGCGTGACGTGAAGTAGCCCGTGCGTTTTGCGTAGAACGGTACGACTGGAATATGCCCCAGCGTGTTCGGCCCAGTTTCCTCGGCCACCCAAACGGCAGGCTTGTTGTCAGCCACCACCTGCGGACGCCATACCTCGAAACTGTCGCGCTTGATCACGCGGACCTGCATTACCGGAAGCTCACTGAACCATCCGGCCTGATCGTCCAGCAATTCCCAGATGCGAATCTCGGTCAGCGTCATCACGCCGTTGATCCGTTCCGCGTGCCAGTACAGCACTTGCTGCGGGTGGATCAGTTGCATGTAGGGACGCGCGCCAGCGATCTTCAGGTCAGCCTAGGACCGTGCCCCCGTCGTCGTCGGGAAGTCCACCAGGATCAACGAATGCCCGTAAGCCAAGCCCGCACGGAACGTATCGCGGGCGAAGGTATGGAAGTTCCGCCCCTCCAGGTCCACGTCGTCAAGGTTGCCCTTGATCACGGCCGGGATGTCATCGTTCAGCGTCAGCGGCACCGTGAACGGGCGGCCCGACATGCTCTCGACGGTTTGGTCGGTCGCATTGAACAGGAACGACGAATTCAGCCGCGCACGGTAGCTTTCGTCATCCTCGGCCGGCCACTACGGCAGATAGGTCCGACCGGCATTGCGCATGGCGCGCGTACCGCCGCGCAGCGTTTCGATCATGCACCAATCCGGCCACATGGATTCGACGAGATTGGAACGTTCGTAGACT